CATGGTCTTTTCAGGATCTAAAGCGAACTCAACCATAGTGGCAGAGTCAACCCCATAGTATTCCTGAAGCTTGTCCTTAACACCCCGAGGTGTGTCAGCAACAACACGCTGAGCGTCACCCACACGGGCACGCACCTCACTGACAGACACGCTGTAATCCCCAATTAGGGAAGCGATACTGTCGTACTCTTGCTGAGTACCCGTAGTGCCAAGGTAGTCTTTGATACCGGCCTCCCGGAAAACTTGACGGTAGTCAGTTTCCAGATCCAAGTATTCCTTCTCGTTGCTAATGTCCGTGATGCCTTTAGCGTGCATCTGAACTAAACCCTTGAAGCGTAACTTGTACTCGTCTGTCTTGCGGAGGTTTTCCGCTACGACGTTCACGTTAGGGTTACGACCAACGAGTTCATGTACCCGTCCCGCTAGGGACTGCATACCGTACGTCGTGAGAAGTTCTGTTAATGCTGCACGAGCACCACCGAGTTGACGTTGCAGTTCGCGCTCTTCACGTTCCGCTGCGTAGTCACGTTTAGGCGTTGCTACTGTTGGTGCTGGTCCCACTGTTCCGATCAGGTTCTGTGGAGCGACAGGTGCCGTAGGTGCAGGTAAAGTCCCCCCACCAAGAAACGTCGCACGTTCCCAAGCAGTAAGGGAAGTGTCGTTATACGCCATCTAAACCACTCTCCTAATCATCTGAAACCAAACATCTTAAGAAGCTCAGTACCAACATTCATCATCTCATTCATCGCCTCAGGTGTCTTGTCGTACCGTTCAGACAACCGGATCTCCTGCTCGAACTCGTGCAACGGCATGATGCGAGCCTTGCCATCAGCACCAACAGCCTGCATTCCCTTAGCGAGCAGAGGATCATCGAAAGATATTTGAGCCTCAGGTATACCAAGTTTCCTTGACATAACTTGACGGTAAGGTGAAGCGATGTCGTAAATGTCTTGACCCGCGTTGATCTGGTCAGACCACCCAGGATACGAACCAGTCATGTACTGCTTCCGAAGATCAGACTTGACCGAAGCCAAGTCCGTGTCCTTAGCAGAGATAGACCGAACGAACTCTTGAACATATTCCGGGCCTAAGTTAATACCGTTACGGTTAGCCCACAACGTCAAGTCGTCCTCGATCTGACCAGCGTTACCCTCGAAGCCAGTCTCAGCATTGTAATCAAGATGCTCCATCGCAACCTTGTTAGTCATCTGAGCCGGACTCAAACCAAGCCTACGACCGTCCGTTATCAGTTGGTTAAGTTCACTATCAGTCAGAGAACCACCCATCTTACGAACCTCGTCACGAAGCGTCTCACGTTCAGCAGCAATCTCCTGAGCGTAAAGCTCCGGAAACTTCTCCTTACGGGACATGTCCTTGATCGCGGCAGCCGAGTAAGCCTGACCCAGTGAGGATTCATCCATCTCAGCGTTGAACGCCAACTGGTTGAAAGACTCAGGTGCCGTCTTATAGATCTCTAAGTACTTCTCCATGATGGCTAAAGCGTCACCATGCTCTTCAAGTAGTGCCAGGTTGTAACCAGCAAGAGGACCGGCGTTGCCTTCATCAGCGGTCTTATTGAACCGACGCTGTTCCTTCTTAGACACACGACCGTTATTGTTAAGGTCTCTTGGATCGCCAGCAGCGACCTTCTCACCCTTAGCCATTCTTACTCCTTAACCATGTGTCGAAGTTGCTCATCATCGTTGTGGCCTTAATAACCCCATCGGCTTCCTCCGTGTTGACCAGCGCGTCACGGATAATACTCTGCCTACCAGCAGCAGAGATACCTTCCTCGACACTAACCTTCCCATCAACACTACTGTCCGTTATCCGGGGATCTTTCTTCTCAGCCTTACGAACCTTCTTAAGCATCTTAGCGAACTCTTCATCAGACACCGCACGACCGACCAGCATACCCGCAGTCTGGTTGGCGATGTTCTTCAAGTCCTCAACGTTCATCTCAGTGACCGTAGACACGGGACCGCTGTAAGCCCCACCGGGCCCAGCGAAACGATCCTCACTGTAACCATCATACGCCGCCGTAGTCGCCCAGATGTCTGCTAAACCGCCCTTAACGGGGCTCCAAGCCTGAGTCTGTGCGCTACGAACACGAACAGCATCAGACAGTGCAGCCTCAACCGCTTCGGGCTTACCAACATCCTCCGAGTTCAAGAAGCGACCACTCACCAGAGCAGTTTTCATCTTGTTAGAATCATCACTGTTAGGATCAGCAATCAACTCGTTGACCATTTGACCGTAAGTCAGCATGACCCCACCACCAACATTGAAACGCTGGTTGTTCAGATCCAGAGTGTTCGACCTTACCCACGCACCGTCAGCATCCTGCTGAACAGTACCCTGGTTACGTGCCCACTCCAAGCTGGCACCGGAACGCAACAGGCTCCGGTTAGCATCTATCTTCCTGGCCTTCTCAGCCGCGCTCAGCAGATGATCAGGTATCTTATCTGTCGGTGCGGTGTATCCCCCTGAAGAGGAACCCCCACCCGCTGAAGAGGAACCCCCACCCGCTGCTGCTACCGCATCTTCTAAATCTTTATCTGCCACTACCGCTCACTTCCCTAAAGTCGTCTCCGTCTAAAAATTGGTCGAACAGGTCAGCGAAAGCAATGTTGCTGTCACGGAGCTGAAGTATTGCACCGTAAACCTGCTGGTTGATGGCGTTCTTCTCCGCATTGTTAGTCGCGGCTCTCCTCGCAGCACCGGCAGCCTCACGTAGATTAAGGTACAACTTGATCGCTCTAGCAGCGTCAGGCTGGTCCTTGTTGAACTTCGGGTCAGCAGTGATAGTGCGCAGTCCCCAAATGTAGTCACCAAGGTTGGAAGCGAAAGACTCCTGAGCCCTACCCCAAGCAGGGTAAAGGTTAGACAGTCTTTCCCTCTCCTTATTCTTAATGGCTTTGAGTTCCTCAGCACCGTTAACCTCGACACTTGACAGACCAAGTTCCCTCAGCCTATTGTCAATAATATCGTTGGCTTCAGTCCAAAGTCTCCACCCGTCACCGACCTCATTCTTGTCTCTTATCTCACGATCATTCAACGAGTTCTTGATCTTGTTACCGTTGATGGTAAACTTGTCGAACTCTTGAGATACAGCCTGAGAATAAGGAGCCTCATCTGAGCCGATGTTCGCAAGCATACCAACCAGTTTAGGGTTAGCAGTTTCGAGTTGCTCAATCAGACCCATGTTGCCTTTGATGTTCTCAAACACTTGAGTGTTAGAATCAGTACCAGTGACGTTGTTCTTGCGACCACGAGTGATAGCGAGGAACTCCGTACCGTACTTATACTTGAACTGCTCGACCTTCTGGTCGTAAGGAATGGTGTCATCTTCGATGAGCTTCCTCCACCCTGCACGTTGCAGAGCGTAAGGTGACTCACGTTGTGACTGCCACGGCATCGTCAAAGCAGCAGTGACTTGGAAAGTCCAGAACCGGTTAGCCTCTTCCTCGATACGATCAAGTTCTTTTTCGGTTATGACCGTCTCGTCAATCTGAGCCTTAATGTAAGCATCGGTTACCATCTGAGCCTTGAGGCTAGCGTAAGCACCATCCTCGCTACCCGAAACCATCTGCTTGATCTTACGTGACCACGTAGGCATCATGTACTCAAGCATGTTAGTGTTCGGATCACCCATGGGAACGAACTCACGATAGAAGCCATCGCCAACAGCCTGCTTAATAATCTCAGCAGTCTCAGGCTTACCTCTAAGGTACAGTCCAGTAGGTATAGTAGACATCGGTCCAAGACCCGGCCACCATGCAGTCTCGCCCGGGAACACGAAGTTCATTCCCTGTTGACGGAACTTCATAGGTTGACCTGAACCTATATCTTTATCCAGTAACCAGTCCTGTACAATGTCAGGTGCGACAACGAACGTGTCGTTATCCTTGAATATGCTAGAGTGAGCAACCTGCTCGCCCTTATCGTCATACACTAAACCAAGGTTGTTAGGAATGTTGAAGATCTTATCAGACACACCGATAAGACCAGGGTTGGCGTAAGCGATCTTACTCCAAGTCCTGATGCTGTTCTCGAACGAAGCGAAGAACGGTGAAAGGAACTTAGTCATCTCAGCGGCATTCGACATTTCGAGGATCGTGTACATGATGTCATTCGTTTGAGCGAGAGCCTCATTGTGTGCAGACTTGTTAATCGAAGCCTTCACTGAAGCAGTCATCTCAACACCCTGATCAGCATTCAAGCGATACAGTTCCTTTTGGCGTTGCTTATAAGCATTGTTGTAGAACGGGTGACGAAGAAGTTTCGTCTCAGGTACAGTACCGAGCCCCTTCATGAACGCTGAAGTAATCTCCTTGTACTTCTTCCAAGCACCAACACCAACGTTGTCTCCACTAATGTCAGCCTTACGACCAGGAATAGTGGGAAGATCCAGTCCGTCCATTGACCTCTCAACTTGGAGAGGAGTTATCTTAGTACCCGAAGCTTGGTTCTTTGCGAACAAGGAACGAGGAACACCGACAGGTAGTTCGTTGTCAAGACGAGCCATCACGCTGTCAACGTATTGAATACGCGAAGCACGCTCAGACTCGTTAACGTAGTTACCGCCCTTAATCTCACGGTAGTACGCAGCACCATCAGTACTGTTAATCCAGTCTAGGTGATCTTGACGAGTGAACTTAGGTGTACCGTCAGGCTTCAACGCTAGTACCCGTGAAGCAAGAGCATCACTAATGTACTTGTCGTTGATACGCATCGCGTACTCATCCCAGTACCCACCCATGTCTACCGCGCTGAGATCAGCAGGGTCCATAGGCTTGAAGTCGTGACCACCAGTAACACGTTGAACCTCCCGGTTAGCACCGGCATCCAACGTACGACGAGTAGTAGCCTCGGCACTAGAGATGTCCCGATACAATGAACCATCTGGTCCCTCGAATGTTGCTGCCAGTCCGTGACGTTCTTGGAACGTGTCGCGTAGTTCACCAGTAAGTTTACGGTTACCACGAGAGGCAACAGCGTCAGCAAGGTGAGCGTCAATACGAAGCTTGATCTTCTCGGTCTCATCTATGAGTTCCTGGATCTTGCCACGTTGATCAACCTTAGCCTGCTTCTGGGCCTTAGTCCGACCACCCATGCCTTTAAGTTCAGCAAGGTTACGGTCAAGCATTTGCTGTGTTCTGATGAGACGCTTCTTGTCACGCTTAGCAGCCTGACTGAACGAGATCTCACTGACACGATGGAAAGCATTGTTAGGCATATTCATCATGGCCTTGGCGTTGAGCATCATGTGACCTTGAACTGCGAGGGCACGAAGAGCACCTTCACCAAGGTTACGTTGAGTGTATCCGAGACGCAGTAGAACACTGACCTTCCATGCCGAGTTGATCTCGTTCATAACATCAGTCGTCGTTACGTTACCTTTACCTACACTCCGACCAACAGGGTTCAAGTGAGTAGGTCTCCAAGACTTCAACGCTTGAGCGTTCTGCCTCAATACGTGACCCATCTGCTTCGAGTCCATCATCGGTATGGCAGTGTTAGTCTCACGAAGGAACTCAGGGAGAACAGTCTGTTCCCCGCCCTTCTCAACCGCGTAAAGCTCTTTAGTCTTACGGGCACTAGCAAGTTCTTTGGCACGAGCAGCAGCGTAGTCAGCAGCGATCTTCTTTGCAGCGACTTCACCAATCCCATGCTTCTTGGCTTGGTTTACAAGATCCTCAACTTCCATCTTAGCGAGGACGATAGCCTTCTCGCCTTCAGATGTAGCCTCAACGAACTCGTTGAACAAGCGAGTCGAAACATTAGCATCAAGACTTGAAGATCTCAACCAGTTACTGACCTGCCTGTTACCGCGCTCACCATCAAGACCTTTAAGCATAACGAATCCGGGTGGTGTACCTCTGCCACCCCAACGAACAACGTTGATGGCACGACTCGAAGAGGTTCTCTCGATAGCCTCAACTACCCAACCACTCCCACTTGTCTTAGGGACAGTGGACGAACGGAGGTTCTTTTGCCCAAGGCTACTCTGAGCCTTACCTTTCCTCCATGCGTTAGCGAGGTAGGCGGCCTTAGCCGACATGTGATTGCCGCCCTTGTTGATTAAGTTTAACGCGGTCTCATCACCACGAGTGTAAACGTGAAGGATACCTTCGGTTGCTTCATCGTAACCGGCAGGGATCTGTGTCCCCTTAGGCATGAAACGTGGACGTTCCGCTGCACGTTGAGCCATCATCCAACCATCAAGAGCATCGTCCAATTCACCCGACGCTAGTTTAGCATCAAACACTGGACGTAAAGGCTCATCGGCTAACTCAATGATACGTTGTTTACGTTGAGCGAAAGTCGTTTCCCTAGCAGCAGCAGCGCGTCCTTCAGACCCACCCTTAGCGAAAGGAACGTCAATGCGCTTCGCGCCCTTACCGGAACCGAAAGTCCACTCGTCAGGGACACCTTCCCAACCGGGAATGGGGTCGCCTTGACCGTCACGCAAACGACCGGCGTTCTCGTTGATACGGGTCTCGAAGTTGGTGTTGAACCCAGAACTGTTGTACGAACCAGCGACGTTATCGGAAGTCTGACCGGTACGCATCCACAAGAAGAACTCTTCAGGACCGAGATGTTCAGCAATATCTTGCAGTTCTTTACGGGACAGCGTACCGTCCTTGTAGAAACGATTAGAAGCATTAGGGGCACCGACGTTAATAGGTGCCACCGGTGACACACCAGACTCGTCAACCTCATCCGCCCATCGAAGGTGAGGGTTCTGCTTAGCCGAAGCACCAGCAGATTTAGACAAGGCTACGCCATCGCGTAAAGGGTTATGCGCTGAAAGGAAAAACTCTTCCTTAAGTCTAATGGCATCCTCGGTAGTGTCAGTGACTTGACTGCGCCACCCATCAAGGAACACACCATTGTCTGGAACCTCGTCAATCATACCGATACGTGTCTCATCGAAAGCACGCATAACTTCAGGGTCAGCAACGAAGTCCTGGTATCCTTGAGCGTCAACGATCAGGTCATCTCCGACACCGATCTGCTCAGGTGTCTGCGCTGGGTACGTACCGTCCGCATTGCGGATACCACGAACGGACTCAATGTTGTTGATCCCGGCTAGGCGATCATACAGGTCAATGTCCATTCTGCGAACGTCGCCCCAAGCCGAAACGTCACCAGTCAGAACCTTCAAGGTTGCTGCGGAAAGCATCGGATCGGAAGTGCTTGTGTCTTTGAGAACGTCAACGATCTGCTTTTGGAAAGCCTTATTGGAACCAGTAACGTACACGCTGGTCTGCAACGCGAGAGCGTCACTTTCCATGGCGTAAACGAAAGCTTCGGCCTCACCAGTCCAACCTTTAGTATTACGTGCAGCAGCGATGCGCTCCTCCGGTGTCTTACCGGGAGCGTTCTTTATCATGCTGGCAGCTTTATCTATCTGCGCGGAGTGAAGAGCAACCTGCTCCTGGTTCCTGATACGTTTAGTTATCAGACCTGAAGTTGCAGCAGTCTTACCACCCTTGACACCTGCACGAATGAACGTACCTGCACCACCAATAGCGATAGTGGGGTCAGACGCGACCATGATGGCAGCATCGAGAGCACCCGAAGCCCACATCCCGGCACCATCACCGAAAGCTTCCTCACGCATAGCAGCGTTCTTAATGTCGAAGCCTGCATCCTGAGCGGAGTTGTCCGTATCTATCTGCGCAGCGGCGAGAGAGATCAAACTGAAAGGAAGCATAGCCGCTGTTGCGAAGTCTGCTTGACCACGCTCAAGTTTGCCAGCCTCGATAGCCATCGAACCTACGAAAGCCTGACCGAAAGAAACCTCGTGGGCTTCATCCCACGTAAGAGTCTCAACGCCACCCGGCATAGCGGAAACCGCAGCAGCAGATAGCATTGAAACTTTGGAAGAGAACCAAGTGATACCGTCGAACACGGCAGCACCAACATCAAGACTGGCACCAAGGATGGCACCGCCACTGAGACGGTAAGCGTCGGAAAGGTACGGAACCTCAGGTAGCCACTGGTCTGAATCCCCACGGATGATGCCACCCATGTCGTCAGGAACCCAGTCGTCCATGAAACTAAACGCCTTGCCCAGTAAAGAGTCATCCTTAGTGGGTGCAGTCGCACCGCTCTCATAAGAAAGAGGGGTATCCCGGGGAACCTCAGGTAAACCTTGAAGCTCGATCTCTTCATTGTCCTGAACGGAACGGATAGGTCCGGAGTTTTCGTAGTCCTTGAACGCCATGCTATCCCTCCACTTCCGGCTTACCTTCAATTAACTCTGACAGAAACTGGTCACGATCTTCTTGAGTATCCCACTTAACATTAGCAAGACCCCACACTAACCCCATGCTCTTAGTACCGATAGCCTCGGTAACAGCCGAGATGTTGTCTTTAAGACTTGGCATTATTCTCCTTGAAGGTTGCGAAGTTGGCGAACGAAGCGAGTGAAGCCGGGAGCAGTCCCTTCTTCATCAGCCATCTTTAACAACTGTGGTAAGTATTTGCCTATCATTTGAGCGTCCGAGCGGGACTCTTCCGAAAGGTTAGGGAGTTTCATGGGACCAGCACCGGGACCAACACGAGAACCATCAGTGATGGCCTCATCAGGACGCTGAGTAGGACTGAACAGAGGGGCAGCCTTAGCCTGACCTTGACGAACAGCACTCGAAACAGGAGCCGAAGCAGCACCTTGAGACTGATTCATCTTAGCCGAGGTACGAATCTCATTGAAGTCATCGTTCTCACCGTAAGGCATACCGGTCATCTTCGATCCAGGTTGCCCGTCAGTACGGGAAGAACCAGCACCAGGATTACTAACAGGAGCAGGATTACGAGGTGTTCTATTCCCTCCGTAATTTCCATCAGCCATCGTATCTCCTAGATCTCTGTCTGGCGTTTAATGCCAGCACTTATTTGAGGTGACCCACCAGAACCCATCGAGGCTAGGAGTGTCTGTACATCGGGACGACCACCCTCAGAGAGTAGTTCGTCTTGAGGACTGCCGCCCACGGTGGGACCAGCAAGAGGATAACCCTCTTCGCCTTCAACCTCCGCAGACGCAGGATCTGGCTCTGGAGGAGCAAAAGCCTCCGAGACGATCTTCTCGATAGGCTCACCTTTTTGGCGACCTATTATTATTGAAGATAGTTTAGCAAGCGCATCACCGGGATCTTGCCCCTGTGCAGCGAGAGCAGGTATACTCTGAGCGTACATTGCGACAGCGTTCTTTAACGCATCACGTAGTTCCTCAACGTCAACCTGTGACTCTTCCTCGGCAGCGTTCAGAGCGAAAGGCATCTGACGGCGAAGGAAGTCACGAGAGATAAGCTTGTCCCCACGGGCCTGTAAGCCGAAAACGAGAGCCCTATTGGGGTCTAGTCCTGCCATTAAACCGTATTGAACATCAACCGTGTAGTCACCTTTAATGTCCCGTGAAGCCTTGTATGCAACCTCATACGGAGCACCATCAGCATTACCACGGATCGTCTTGGTTATCTCACCGAATATGACCTCATCAACCATGAGTGCTTTACGCACAAGACGCTCAAACGTACGTGCGAACATCGCTTGGCCTGTACGAACCTGCGTATCGAAGCCAGACATGAGAGCCTGAACGCCTTTACCGGTTACTGTACTGCCATCAACGTTGCCGTTACGGGCATCAGGGTAACGTGAGCCTTGACGTAGTTCCTGATCAAGGATACCTTGCTGAGAGAACGCAGCATTAGGAACCTCAATAGGTACACGACGAACCTGGTTACCTTGAGACGTACGGATAATAGCGTCAGGACCGAACGACAGTTCCTGAGCGTCAGGAGGAAGGACAATAGGTGCCTGTACACTCTTCTGCGCAGCCTCAAGACTGAGGAGGGCGAAGCGTGCCTTAGCAACCTGTACTGCAAGAACGTCATCGAACTGCCCATGGCTATCATTATCCACACCTGGTCGCTGAGTCCACTCAAGGAGGCATTCACCGGTAGCGTTAGGGGTAGACTCAAGGATCATGCAGTCAGAGTTCGGAAGGAATATCATGTCAATGGTACGGTCATGGTAGCGAACAACCTCAACAAGGTCGTTTCCTTGCCCACGGTTATCCAGAGTACCGGCAGCGTGAGGGTATTGAGCCTTCAGTTCGTCACGCGAACGCCAGAACTGGAAGAACCCAGCCTGAATCTCACCCCAACGGTCGAACACTGGGTACGCACCAATGCTATCAAGGAACGTTATCCGCGGCATGTTGGTTTCAGAGTCTAATTCCACAATGGAAGGAACGAACCCGTACGTGAAGTACCTGTCAGCAGCCGTGTACATCTGAACTTGGACACCTGAATGGTCAATGTAACCGTTCACGATACGTGTACGCTTCTCAGCGAACGTACGGGCAGTGTCCGTGGTGCTCTTAGCAGACGAACAGTTGAACGCAGGAAGGGGAGCCAGAACCTCTGAGAGGTCTCTTGCTGCAACGTCAACCATGTTGGCGACGATACCCTTATCGAACGGCCCTTCAGGGAACAGGTCAGGGAATACGTCCCTCATTCTGCCTTGACGTACGGCAAGTACGTCCTGCATACGCTGGTCGCGTGCAGCAAACGTGCTCTTAGTACGAATGAGTAAGCCTTGAAGCTCACGCATTTCGAGTAGGTTCTTGCCCTGCATATAAACTCCTAATTAGAAACCCATTGGTCTGAATCGGTGATCCGCCTCAGCCTCTAAGAGGTTAACGGTAGTTTGATTACTGCGATCCCACGGTGTGAGGAAGCTGTTCTTGGCATGAGATGACCCCATGTTGCTGTACAGGGTAACCCTGTCCCGGCATCCTAGTTCGCAGAACCACAACGCCATAACGATGTCCGTCTTTTGACCCTTAGGTGCATTAGGCGACCATGATACAAGTTGCTCGATCAGTTG